TACATTTCTTAAAGTTCCCCTGTCCCCTTCATCATTTAAAAATTTTCTGAAGTATGCGTCCTTGTAAAATGGAGAATCATCAGGAGCTCCTTTTCCATTTTTTACCCAATCGGGAATATCTCCTAAAAATGTTTTACACCACCAATTCTCAAGAGGTCTACCATCTGTTAGTCCAGCTCCTGCCCAGCAACCATTCGTTCCTTGCTTTTGTATGTATGGAGGTCCAAACAACTGAAAGAATTTTCCTAAATCGGTTGCCAAAGTGCCCCATAACTTTATCGTATTTATGAATCCAGTTCCGTTCAATCCATCCTCATAATCAGTATAAACATTAAAGCCAGGAATTAATTCTGAATTACTCTCATTTATTTTCCCTGCCGTTGGATCATCCCCGCCCATAGCAAAAAACCAACCATCTGGTGAGTAATCAACTGCAACAATATCTTGTGAGGCATTTATTTGTACAGGTTTTGGATTACCAATTGAATTACCATCTGCATCATATTGGGTTTCTATACTTCTAAATTCATTAACAATTTCACCGACATCACCTTTTAGATTAATTTGACCAACGAAACGACTCAATACATTATCTTCAAACCAACCCCAAGTACAATATGGTTCATCATTTCCTAAAAGATAAGATATAGTACCCTTAGAGTGTTGTGCATTTAAATGTAAATGACTCTCAAGTGATTTCATATAAGCTTCGAAGTTATAATATGGATTTGGATTTTTAATTGAACCTATAATATCCTTATCTTTACCACCGATAACGGACCAGAATCCTGGCTCTGGCGGTGAAATAGGAAGAGATGATATCCTCCCTTTCATACTTTCAGGTTCATTCATCTTGTTAAAGGTGTTAACTCCTAATGAAACAACATCGGTTGTACAATCAAATCCACCGCTATCATTTACCGAAAAATTAAAGTTTTGTATTGTTCCTATTAATGCATCATAATGACCTTTTTGTTGTACAATATGGTCGGGTAATAATTCTTGTATTGATTTTGGATTTGTATCACTACCACCTTTAATTAAATCCATATTCATCGTACCATCTTCTTTTATGACATTTAAAAAACTTGGTGAGTTAGGTCCGTCAAATCCCCATCCAAATTCAATTAAAACTACCCTTCCATGTTTTAAAAAGAATGGTTTAAATTTTTCTAATTCTTCCCAAGACCAACAAATCCAATTAATAGATGTTTTTTTTGATGCTCCTATTTTCATACCACCACCAACATACTCTACATTTACGTCTTTTATTCCTGCCATTGGTCGTAAGTTTGGATTTTCTTCATCTTTACCACCACTTTTTGGTCCATATATATCCATACCTGATCTCAAAGTATTGTCAAGTTTTTCTCCACCAGACAACACAATAGGTTTATTATCTTTAGTTAACATGGATACCATTCTTAACATTACACTCCGTGTATACATATAATTTTCTTCTGTTTCACCACTTCCCTCACCATCAGTTGCTGATTCATTTATTGGAATTGCATGTTTACTCTTATCGAGCATTCTCATCTTGTCTCGTAATGTTTTTTGAATAGGTTTTAATATTGGAGTGAAGGAAATCATATTAGTATGATAATTCCTGTAATTTATTTAAAATTGGTTCTATTTCGGTTGGTATTCTAATTTGTTTATCCACCTCAAGTCCAATGTGTGCCTGGTCTAAGTTGTTTGCCTTAGCAATTATCCACCATAATGAAACATCCTTGTAATACTTGTGTGCAAGATTATCTAATCTATCACCAAATTTAGGATAAATGAATATATCACTATCACGGATTGGTATTCGAGGGTAGATAGTTGGTTTAAATACTCGATTACCATCTCTACTTATTTTTGTTTTTGTAAATTTATATCTACTTGGCATCATCTATTCCTTATTATTCGGCTGCAGTTGTTTTTTCAAAAGTTGAAAAGAATTTATCCATACTATCCCAACTTACTTGTCCTTCTGGTGCTTTAGTATCTCGTATTGGGTTTTCTCCACCTTTTTTAAATGTTCCTGTATAAGATGCTCCTTCTTCCATTCCCTCTGTATATCCGTTATCTACTAACCAAGGTAACTCATAATGTTTTCCAAGTGAAGATGGTAAATATTTACCAACATATGTGAATGAACATTGACAAGTAATATGTTTTGGAAATTGTAATCCTTCATCTATTTCCCAAGTTGAATTATCATTAACCTCTACGGATAAACTATCGAGAAATCCAGGTGTATCATTAAACATATCACCAAGTGTTAAATTTATAAATGGTGCTATCATTCTGTGATTTGATGCGTATGATGGATAACACAATCCTACTAAATAATTCACCTTTTCTAACAATACAGGAAATTCTTGTTTTGTTTTTGGGTATATATCAAATGTAAAACTTACTTTTCTTTCTACTCCTGAATAAACATAAACTTGGTCAGGACGACCTATATATCTTGTTCCTGTCCACTCGGGTGTAATACTATCAGATATCCCACTTAGTAAGGCTCTAAATACAATAAATTTATCATTTACCACATCCTTGAATTTAAATTTTACAAAATCAGTTGGTGGTTGTGTAACATCTGTATAATCTTTACCATATGGTAACATATTAACTTTATCAGTTGCAGAAGTTAAATAATTATCTTCTTCGGCCTTGATTAATCCAAGATTTTCATGAATCATTGTTGGTGTTTTATTTCCATCTTCTCCAGCGTCTCTTACCATTTTAGTAGCATCAACATTAGCTTGAGTTAAGTTTAATATGAGTTTCATTTTATCTCTATTGGTAGATGCTGCTTGAAAATCTTCTGCTAATTTTTGTTTTTTATCTCTATCAGTTTTTAAAATATGACCGAGTGCACTATTGTCATTCGCACTATCTTCCATTAATGCTTGTCCTGCAGCGGCATGTTCATCAGCGGCTGTTCTCAAATCTCTCTGTACTCTACCTAATTCTTGTGGAGTAGAATATCTTGAAAATCCAAAATCATATGATAAACTCTCATACGGAGTTGAACTCCATTGTGAAGTACCTGATCTTCCATCCATTAAACCACTCTTACTGCCTTTGCTTTGGTCTACTACACGACCTTGTGTTCCCATGTGTGCGTTTCCTCTACCAAAAGCACCCCTTTGACTAAATACAGTTTGAGTTGGTATTTTTGGTGGTCGTCCAAATGGAGTACTTGAATTTCTTAAATCTGTTAGATTTATTGTTCCTAAATTTTTAGATCTAAATGTTATGGCTTTGAGTTTATCAGGTTCGTTTCCCGATCCATCACTAATCATTCTGTTAGTTAAAAATCTTAATCTACCCCCCATACCTACTGCATTAAAATCAATTTCTCCAAGTGCTGTATTTAAGTTATTAAGACCTGCATCAACACCAGCTAAGAAACCACCTATTGCACTACTGGCTACATTAAACATACCTACTACGTTTGCTCCAAAGGCAGTTCTATTTAATTGACCAGATATGAAATCACCTGTAATAGAACCAAGAGTAGGTCCTGTTGCATTAGTGGGTGCATCAAATAATTTTCCGAAGTCTGCAGTATCTATATAAGTTCCACCACCAAAATGTCGTGTTCCGTGAAGAAAAGGTGGAATAGAAGCCTTTATTGCAGCTAAACTAAAATCTCTTGTTTCTTCTCTTGGATTTAGGGCCTGTAATATATTTTGATTTGTTATCCATAATTGACCTGGAGGAGAATCTATCCAATTTTCTATTCGTGAAAAGTCATCTGATGCCTTAGTAGCTTGTAAGGTCATCCAATTAGACACACCTACTCTTTGTCCTATTTCTTTTCTAATAAATGGTTGAGTACCTACATAGTCAAGAACTTTGTATGGCCATATACCCTCTGTATCACCATAACTCTTTAAAAATTGTAATGCTAAATAACTTGGTGCATTATAATTAGGTTCACTATTAATATAAAATAGTTGAGCCGGATGTTGTACATTTTGAGCTGTTTCCGGAAGTGGTGGATAAAAATCAGGAACTACCGAACCACCACCACCACCACTATTATCAATTTGGTTACTAAGTGTATCTTTTAATTTAAATCCTCTCCACGGAGTTGCAGGTGTTCCCAAGTAAGGACTTTTAAAACTCCAACCGAATTGAGAATTTATATTATAAGCTACAGTATTTCTTGGGTATGCATCTGGTATTATAAATGTTCTTTGGTCGTTATCAAATGTAGGGAAATCTATTGAACTTCCTGGTTTAGTTGACTCACCTTTTATTGGTGGTGTATAAGTACCATCTACTGATTGAAACTTTGACCTTCTACTTGCCATTGAATCAATAGTTCCATAAAAAGTATTGTAACCACCCTTTCCTGCAATGGTAAAATCGTCTAATTCTTGTCTACTTGTATAAGTTGAGATGGGTAGGGATTTAACTCCGTATGCACCTTCAGCCTGTGGTTCAAGGTTAAGTGTCTTAACTCCAACCTGTCCGTAAAATAAAGATGAGTTAACTTGTGCTATCGTATGTGATATCGGTGTGATTGCTATATTACCGGCAAGTTCAAGTTCAGATTTATATCTTTTTGAATCAATATCTTTAGTAAATCCACTCGGTTGTGATCCAGGACGGACAAATCCTCTACCTTGTTTAGTACCATCCATTGTATTGGAAACCCCATAAGGTCCTCTTGATGGTGGTGTGGTATTGAGTGGTCCAAACTTACTTTCCATCTGTTCTAATGATTTTGGATTAGGTCTTTCAAAATAAGGTGTTCCATCTTGTTGTGGGGATTTACCAGTTCCAGTTTTGGAATAATCTGTCCAATTAAAATTTGATAAATCTTTTGTTAAATCAATTAAACTCATATCTTATCTCTGTGAAAATGCGTTATTCATATCTCGACCAGTTTTCTTCACGTGTGTATCTGCCTGGTCAAGTCGTTGTTCGAGTAGAGAAATTATTTTATCGGTTTTTACATCATTACCACCACGTTGTCCAAATGAATTTTGAGATGTATTTTGTTGTCCAAATCCGTTTAACAATCCAGGTGCTGCCATAAAATCGTCATTATTGGATAAATTATATATTCCACCTTCTCGTGGTGAAATTTGAGTTTTTCCTTTTGATGGACTCATAACATCACCTGCAGAGTACGCAGTACTTATACCACCACCAATTCCACCTAATAATGCACCTAATGCTGCACCTTTTAGTGCTCCTACCGCCATTGCACCTAAACCTGCAAATCCAACACCAACTATGGTAAGTGATCCCATAATACCACCAATTATACCCAATACTATAGCTGCTATTCCAGCAAATTTACCCATGTTAGATAATAAATTATTATTTGACTTTTGGGTAACAGAATCACTTTCTTTCATAAATTCTGCTAACTTTGCACCACTTAATCCAATGGCATCTCCTAATGCTTGTCTTTGAACCACACTCATCTCTGCAAATGCTGCCTCACCACCTGCTTGATTCTTAACCTCTGTCATCATTTGTGCTAAATCTCCACTAAATGCAAGACTTCTGGCCTTATCAAGATTAATTGACCTACCAAGTAACATACTGGCCTCTTGTTCTGCCTGTATTGAGGATTCATAATCTAATAATTTCTCTGCTACTGAATTAGTAGCATCTAAACTTAATCCCATTTGAGCTGCTTGTTTGGCGGCCTCTTCCATATTCTTACCACCATCTTTTGCAAAATTTGCAAACATATCAGCATTAGAGGCTAAATCACCCATTACTTTGGAGGCTGATAAACCTTGTTTTTTAATATCTTTCATAAACGCGGCTTGTTTATCTAAAGCCATTTCTTTTGAATCACCGGTAATTGATGTTTGTAACATCGCAATCTTTGCCATATCACTAGCCTGAACTCCACTAAAGAATGAAGCCATTTTCATCTTCATTAATGATTCATTACTTATATCATTAACACTTCCAAATTCATCTAATAATGCTTTAGTTTCACTTCTAAATAACATCATTCCAGGACTTATCTGTGAGAATCCAACTCCTAAATCTTTTGCAAAATTAAATGCCGATACTGCCATTGCCCCCACAGCTGCTGCACCTGCCAATGCATATGGACCCATCTTTTTCATTATTCCAGCTGATTTTCCTTGACTTTTGACAAATTCTTTATTTTTCTTGAATCTCATATCAATTGAACCATCTTTTTTATTTGGACCTGGTGCAAGGTCTGCTGCTCCACCCTTTACAGACTCGGTGAAGGCATCAGCCATGTTTTGACCTTTACCTGTCAAATCAAGTTTAGCAGAAAGTAAATCACCAATAACGGGAATATTTTTAACCATACTATCTAACTCATTAAATGGTTTTTTAATTAAATCGGATTGAGCATTAATTTCATTATTTAATTTTTTCTGTATGTCATGTTCTGCTTTTAATGTTCTTAGATATTGTTCTTCTTCGGGAAGTTTTGCTTTAATGGCATCTCTTATTTGTTTATTAAAATCAAGACTTCTAAATTCTTCTGTTCCAACGGATTCTAAATTAGCAAGATAATCACCCGTAATATCAACTACGTTGGTAAGTGATTTAACTCTTCTTTGACTTAACTTATCACTCTTTTGGTCAAGTTGAAATATTTTTGTAGTGATATTGGCCATAGTTCCCTGGCTAGATATCATAGCCTTAGTACCCATATTGGCACTTTTCATCTGTGTAGCATAATCTTTTGCTAAATTTCTTACTTCTTTGGCTGCCTCTGATGCTACCTTGGCTGACTTAGTAAATTCCTTTGAACCCGCTAAGGCCTCTTTTTCGAATTTTGTTAAGTTTTTAAATAGTTCTTTATTGAGAACTATCCAATTACGGTAGTTAGCGTCGATTTCATCCCACGCTTTTTTGTCAAAGCCAAAGTCTTTAGGATTTACTTTTGGTGCTTCCTTGGCCATTTAGGTTTCCTGGTTTGATTTATACAAAATCTTTAAGGTCTCTTGCCAGTTTATCGTAATCTGGTTCGTCTTGACCTTGTAATCTTGCAACTAATTTGTCTTGAAGTTTTTCTGCCTCACGAGATAGCCTCTGTAGTTCTTTATCTTTTTTAAAAAGATTAGTTATGAATTTGTTTCCTTTTCTTTTACCTATGTTCTTCCAAAAAGAATCCATAAACTCATATAGAACAGTCTCGTTCTTTATCTTATATTTTGGCATTTTGTTTTTCTCCGAATAATTAAAACTGAGTAATTCTTATCAATTATAAATATCAAACTATCTGAAAATTACTTTCTTGCTGGAGTTTTTGATTGGGATTTTTTATTTGCCTTTTCTATAGCCTCATTTTCATCACCATATTGTTTGTGCAAACGTTTAAGGTAGTAAGTTCTCAAATATATTGGCATATTGTAGACCTCACTAAAGTGGAATCCACCTTTAGCATGATATACTAAGGTGAATATTGCGTCATGAATGTGTGGTTTATCAGTTGGCTGAAGGCCAAAAAAATCGTGCGGTTACAGGAACCGTTACCTCCTCGAAGTCTCCATTATCAAATTCAACTGTATCTGATAAATCAACATCTGGTGTTACTGAGGTTAAGTATGTTCTGTATGCAAATGAATCCATTGAAAGAAATTCGTTATCTATAAACTCACTTATAAATTGTCTTTCTTCATTACCATCTACTGATAGTATGGAAGCCTTTAAACGAGTGGTTATTTCAGGATCGATACCTGTACCTTTTGTTATCTTTCTCATTGCCTTTAATTCAGCATCTATGTTCTTTTCTTCTCGTTGTGTTAAAATTTTAAAAGTAATTTTTCTCTTAGACGTGGGTAATTCAAATAGAAATTCATTTTTACCTTTGGTGTGCTTTTTAAAGTCTATATTTTTATGGTCTAATTTACTCAAATCTACCGTATGAGTTTTTTTCTCATTGCTACTCGGATCTACATATTCAAATTCATAGTCTTTACCATAAGCTAAAACTCTTGATGCTACCATTATTGCATTTTTATCACCAATGAGTACATCGTCAAGATTTACTCCTTCTGAAACTACTAATGCCTCTAATAGTTTATCCAACACTATACCTTTTTGTATTAGGTTAGATGATGTTAGTATATCTTCTTCTTTTGCCGTCATATACTTTATTTCTACTTGACCACTTGATAAAGGACTACCTTCAGGATAAAAATATCCTTTCGAAGGCAAATCTATCACTTCTGTGGGAAACTGGCGTTTTTCTTCTGCCATTATATTCTCCTTTGTATTTTATTTTTATTGTATTTTATACAATATAACCAATTTATAAAACTATAATGCTGGGTATCGTTGAAATACCCAGCTTTTAAATTTACTTACTTTACTTCGGGATTTGATTTCCCAACAGCTGCTCTGACGGAATATAAACCGAAAGATGCTAATAGTGTCCAAACTAATTCAGGTACTTGATCTACTATACCTGCTGCTTGTAAAACACCAACAACACCAGCTATTACTGATGTCCATATAGTTTTTGATTTATACCACTCTTTGTCTGCTATGACTGACATAATTGACTCCTTGTATTATTATTATTGTTAATTTAGAATTGTAATATTGCGTAATCGTATCTTAATGTAAGAGTAATGTCTGCAGGATCAGTAGTGTTTGACCAATCCAAGTCATTAAAATTAGCATTTACAATCCAAGTTCCCTTTAATGTCCACTCCTCTACTTTATCACCAACTGGTCCTAAAACATTGATAGTTACGTCTTTCTTATAGAAATCCGAATAACCATCTCGTCCTGTTACTGATTCATGACCTAATCTAACCCATTCCATTACGGCTTGTGCTCCACTTGGAACAATCGGGTCATATAAAGTAATTTCTAATTCTTCCCATGCACCTTTACCTTTTACATATCGTTTGACATTAATATGGTCAAGTTCAATAGTCTCAAAGGCAATTGAAGGTCTGTTTGCTGTCTTAATCAAATAAGCGGGTATACCCTCGATATACATAATGTACCGATTTTTCGTTTTCGGTTCAAACGGTGTAAACATTATCTCAGACGGGTCTAATAGTTCTGGCATCTTTAATCTCCAATAAATTTTTTCTTCAACTATAAATATCAGTTTTTATAAAAAACATCATATTCATTATTCATAGTTTTATAGAAGTTATATTTTAACCTCATATATAAATATACAAGGCAACAAAAAACCCCTCAAAAAGAGGGGCTTTTGTTTAGTTAATCTATTGATTAAACTTACTCTGGAAACGCTGCTCCGGTAGGTTGTACTATGAAGTCCAATACAATAAACTCAGCTGTCCGTGTAGGTTGAATAAAGATTTGACCAACCAACTGATTTCTATCTACGACATCAGATGTATTGTTGGTGTCATCCATAACAACTCTGAATGCTGACAAACCACTATTGGATTGTACAGATTCTAAGAACGGATTCACTATGTTTAAGAAACGATTCCTCGTTCCTGCTGTATTTTGTTCGAATACCAAGTACCTACTTGAAGATGCAATAAACTTTTTAAGTTTAATTAACAATCTACGAACATTGATTCTATCAAGTGCTGATGGTCTAGCTTGTAAGGTTTTTTGTCCCCACACACATACACCTTGACCAGGGAAAGAAGCGATTGGATTAACTCTTTCTTCATAAAGGTCATCCCTCTCTGAATGAGTCAATCTTGTTTGTGCTTCTAACACACTTGTCAATCCACCACGATTCAAACCTGCTGGTGCGAACCATTCGTGAGCTACTTTATCTGTGAATGCTATGATTCCAGGTAACACAACTGATGGCGGAACCCATACTGGTAATGATGTATTCCTATCAACAATCTTTACCCAAGGATAATAGGTTGCTGCGTAGTTTGTATCAAGTGTACTAATTGCTGCTGTTGCAGTTGCTATTGAATCACCATACTTAGTACAATCTACTATATAGAAAGCATCTCCTCTAGCTTCCATCTTAGAAATTGCATGATTTGTAATCTTGGAATGTAATCCATGAACTATTCCAGGAGTTACCAACATATTGATATCAAATTCATCAGGATTACTGATTGCGTTAATAGCTTTCTTATAAGCTACCGTACCACCAGTTGCTGAGGTTGAGATATCAAATCCTTGTGTGTTTGCACTTGTAATAGCATCACCAACAAACTTAGGTGCTGCTGGATTCACACTATCGAATCCACCTTGAAATGGAACAACGAACTTTCTCTGTTTAATATGAGAAAGAGCTAATGTTACCAATTCAGATCCAGTAGAAACTGTATCACCAAGTGTTGTTGCGTCTGCGTGTCCTAACATATCCTCTAAACTCATAGTAGTATTATTACCATTACCAAATGAATTAACTGGTGCTAAGTATTCGTTAGCATCTGCATTTTTGAAATCATGTCCATAAAGAACATTACTATCAAATTCATCTTGTGAATTCGTCTGCTGTGATTTAAATGTCCATGCTGGTAAGAAAGTATCTGCAGTTGGGTTTTGAATTGCTGAGTGTCCCATTGGAACTACAGATACAGGTACTTCATTATCTGCAATTGCTTGGAAATCAGATACATAAATGTACTTAGACATATTTGGCCAATCACCATTATAAGTGAGTTTACCATTTGAATCTATTGTTACATATCTATCACCAATTCTTCTTGCGAAGTAATTAGGACTTGTAGGATCGAAATTCAATCCATCCCATTGTTCTAAGATATTGTCTCTTGTTTGGTTATTATCATTTAAACCAGTTTGTCTTAACTGAAGTGAAAATGAACCAAAGTCACTACCTTGTATTGAACCCGCCTTTTTGATATTAGTGATTGCAACTTTATATAGTTGATTTACATCAGTTCCATGTGAACGAGATTTAATTTTAAACAAACTAAACCTTCCACCACTTACCAATTGTGATTGGATAGATGGTGTACAAGCGTTTTCATATGGTACTGCTAAATTATGAGTGCCAGCACTTCCTGTTATTGCTGCACCAGCAGTATATCCATTACTACTTTGTGCATATTTAAAGTTTTTATACAAATATGCCGCTACTGTATTTGTTCCTGATTTCTGAACTTGAGCATCTCTACTAAATACATTTTCAATATAATTAGCACTTCCTGTATCGAATGATATATCATATGATCGTGCAGTTAAACTATTCGCACCCCAATTACTACCACTCAAATTAAGTGTTGCTGAACTCCAACTTCCTGTGATATTAACACCACCCTCTAAATCTGCAGCTCCATTTGCACCACCTCGTGATGGTAATAGTACTGCCAATGTAGTTTTTGCTACGGTTGATGAACTAATGTATAAAGAAAGTGAATCAACTGAATACCCAGCCGTGTTTAAAACACGAACTATTGTTACAGTTCCTGCACTTTTTAAATATTGTTCTACCGCGTACGGTGTGTAAAAACGTTTATCTGTTGTTCCAAACATTTCTTCAAACTCAGGAAAATTAGAGATAATTGTAGGTACAAATGCTGGGCCTTTTAAAGTAGGTCCAATAATTGCTGCTCCAATTGCCGCTATTCCTTGAGGAAGAAAAGATAAATCACGTTCTCTCGTAAATACACCCGGACTTACGATTCTTTCTGCCATTTTATTTCTCCTGTTGTTTTAATTTAAATATAACTAAATTAGTCTTATACGACTATAAATATTACATATAAATATAGCCTAATTCTCCCAAACGATTGGTTTGGACGAGATTATTTTAAGCAGTCTCTGAAGTTTGTTCAGGTGCTGGTGTGGGAGTGAATACTCCTGTCGCTGGATCTAAATTTCCAGGACCATACTTTTCATTCAACTGTTTAACTAATTTTTTTTCAGTATCTTGAATTTCTAAGTAATCAACTTCCAATTGTGTCTCTGAAGCTTCAATTGACTCAACTTGTTGTTGCATCAATAACTTCTGAACTTTTAATTGTCCAAATTGTAATTGTTTCTGTTGATACGAAGTCTGTAGGTCTTGTAAAGATTTCAGTTCTTCTTCTGAGAACTTTGTCTCTTGATCTGCCATAACTTTTTCTCCTTATTATTTTTTTATAGTATAACTTATATACTCATAGTATATATATATCAAATAGATTTCTCTAATTCACTTTTTTCTTTAGATCATCTACCTCTTGTTTTAATTCTTTAATTGATTCAATCAATAATGGAACGATTCTTTTGTAATCGACTCCTAAATAACCATTTTTTCTCTCTATGACGATTTCTGGTAAAATCTGTTGTACTTCTTGTGCTACAACCCCTACATCATGACCTCTTTCTTGAGCCCATCCAGGTGATTTATCATTCCAATCAAATTCAACCCCTCTAATCTCACCAATTTTATCTAAAGAACCCTTGATAACTTGTATATTATCTTTAAGTCTTTTATCTGATGAATTATATGCTACTATATCACCATCTGCTACAATATCACCACTTGATGATATCTGTCCCATAGTAAGATGTGAAGTTGTTGAACCCGATATTTTTCCATCAAGTTCAATTCCAGTTTCTAATGTTGTTCCAACATATTGATATGCTGTCATATACACATATTCTGAATCTGTAGGATCAACAGACGAATTCATAAACTGAACTATACCAGTCTTATAATCAAATATATAATCATTTGTTGAAACTATATCTCCACTACTTAATGAGCCTGTACCAAGTGATGAAGTAACGGCAGTTGATTTATATAATACTGCTGTATATCCAGCTGTACTATCTTCCGTTGTAGATGTTGCCAAAGAGGCTGCTGAATATTTAGGTGATACAAAATTAGTTAATTGGTTACTATCGATTAACTGAGCACCTACACCACTATCGCTTCCTGTTGGGTTTAGGAAAAACCAAGTTTCATTATTAAGATTTGACTTTGTTAATTTTTGTCTATACCAATATTTTGTTATATTCTCACCCAATACAGAATAATTAAGACCAGAATCAGCAGATGAACTATGTGGTAAGTTAGTTGATGGAATCTTTGATGCTTGAGTGTAAACCTCACCAGCTCCTAAATCGAGTACATTAGTAAATGACTCTTGGGCAGACGTAAGAGTATCGTGAGTATATCTTCTCGACGCGAGTAGTCTACTTGATTTTGAACCTGAATCTATTATTGCCATTTCTTATCCTTAACTAAAAGTCAATGTTATGTCATCTAAAGGTGTTGGATCACCTTTATATCTAACTATTACATATAGTTCGTTATCATTTGAATCTAAAAACATTCCATCTGCATTTCTGATTGGTATAGTATAAGTATCACTTGATATACCACCACCACTATTTCCATATAAATCTATTGCCGTTGTAAATGGGTTCTTATGGTTATCGGTTGATATATTAGCTTCAATTAAGTTATTTGTTGTTTTAACTGGATCGTAAATTCTTGCTACACCCAAAGAACTATTATTACCACTTCCTTTTCCTGAACTCTCAAACAATATTACACAAGCTATTCCATCATCAGTAGAGTCCCATGACTTTAGTGTAGTATTATCAAGATTTACAGTCATACTTGTTTTTGTTCCACCATCTGTTTGGAATCTTCGTATGTAATATTTGTATGTTCCACTACCAAAACTTGCTGGATACCAATATCTATAATCACCACCCGGATCTACCAAAAATCCTGGCTTTACTTGTAAGTCATAATTACCTAATTGATTTAATGCAAATGAAGTAACCCAAGCTGTTCCATCAAATTCTTGGACATTATCTAATAATTGTATTCTAAAATCTTCACCACTAAAAGTTTCTGTTGTTCCTGTTAAACTACCACCATCATATCCTTGTGCCCTTCCATAAACTGCCATACTTCCACTAGCGTCAGGTTGACCAAATGTATTCTGAGCATGATATTTTATGGTATCAGTTTTCACATTTGACTGAGTGCTCTCTCTATTTCTTATATATGTTTTCACTTGAAATGTAGTATCACCAAATCCAGTTTCGTTAATATTTTCATCATTACCTGCATTCCATGAAATTGAAGAAGATAACATCACTATATCATTATAATGTGGAACTGTGCTTGTACTTCTTGCACTTGCTCCGGTACTATCGTAAACTGCATTTGCAGTTTGTATTGTTCCACCATTCGTAGAAACCACATCATCGGATATTGTAACACTTCCCATACCAACTGATTCAGCTGTGAGGTCAACTAATGTTGTTGATTCTGCATACATTGGATTAAATAATCCTGTAATTTTCTGTGATATTTCATAGGTAGAAGATTTTACATAAGGTACTCCACTCAAACTTCTCGATACACAAGTTAATGACTTAACCGCGTGTCCACTATCATCTATGGTGTTGAGTCCTATTGCTGTATTCATTGTATCTCTTGGTGCCCAAAAATAATTCTTTGTAGTTCCACTAATTTCTTGATAGAAACCTGAACCACTTGACATTCCAACCTTTAAATCATGAAATCTGTAATATCCACTAGCAGATACACTTGTAAAATCATTAAGTAAACTTGGATTTGAACCAGTATATCTTCTTGTTAAAGAACCTGTCATATCCGTTCCACCAATATTTTCAAATTTACCATCTTGAAATGCTGCAGGTATAACTGCAGGATTAGCAGATGCTATTTTTGCCAATGTCAATCCATTTGATGTTCCAAAAGTACTCGTTGTTAAATTCATTACAGATTGAGTAGTAAATGTATTGGATGTTTCGGATGGTGTTGCAATACTTCCTGTATTACTAAAAGATTGTGTGGCATGTACTTGGACATTAAAAGATGTAGCTGAACCACCTGTCAATCCACCAATTCCAAATAATTCACTATCAGCTGAAGATTGAACACTCGTTGAACCACCACTATTAGAATCAAAATCTATATTATAACTTCCACCATTATCGTGATATACATCGATACTATCAAATATTTTTTCTCCTACTCCTGTCCAATCCTTATGAACTAAATAATTTAATGTTGTATTACTTAATGATGTATAACTTTGTGGTAATCTACCAGCTATTGTAGCTGTTGTACCTAAACTATTATCAACTGTATCAAGACTTGCAAATGTCTTTGTATTTGCAGTTGGAGATGCTGTATCTATTGAATGACTAATTATTCCAGCCATAAATCTTAAAATTTCACTCACATGAGTGGTATTGTCAAAATTATTAAAATAACTTCCATCTAAACTTTCTTGCCATGCATTAGAAGTTGGATATCCGTTTTGTATGTTATTAGTAATTATTGCGGTAGATGCTGTAATAGCTCCTGAATCTGTTCCAGTTCTCACAGTTAATGTTGAACCTGATATTAAAAGAGAACCACTTAATTGTAAATTTCCAGTTGCAGATTGTATAGAACCAGTTTTTTGAAATATACCACTTGTAATTCCTTCTAAATTACTACCATCACCATATATTTCGTCTGATACAAATAATGAGCCAGTAATAGTTTGACTACCAGAAATTACTAATGAACCAGTTAGGACGCTATCTAATTGTTTTAATTTTAACTGAGCCATTCAAATTCCTTATACTTCAAAGCTTCTCTTGCCTTCTTTTCTTCCCAATATAGAGTCATTCCATTTGAAATGTTCTTTTTATGCTCTCTTGCCTTAGGTCTTTTCATTTTTTCAATCGTTTCCATAGCAAGTTTCCTATCAGATTGTGCACAAGATTTACATACGGCATTATTACCCACTGCACGGTCAAAAGTATCCTTTCGAGTGTAATAAATAACTCTATTACAATCAGGACACTTTCTATTTTTTCGATTCGACCATGTTCGTTTTCTCATACTAATAAATATCAAATAGTAAAAATAGTAGAAGAAAAGTGGAACATTAAATTAAATCCTCTACCATCTCCTCGATTTTTCTATTGAGAACTTTAATTTCTTTTAGTCCTTTTTTAATCATAGTTGGTTTTTCTCTATTAATACCAGCAAAAATCTTACCCATATTAACAGACCAACTCTGACCATATATTTTTAACATCAAGAAGGCCCTTTTTTCATCACTCATCTTTTCGTTAATTTTTTCTTCTCTTGTTCTATTTTCTAAATCTATCTTGAAGGCTGGTCTATCTTTATCCGTATAGACCTTTCCTAACTCTACATCAGTACCACCCAATCTTTCAAATTCCGTAAGACCATCTTTCTCATTACCTTTCATCACAGGCTTAGACCACCTTTTTGGTAAATCTTTAAATGAGGTATCATTCCATTCTTTTAATAAGTCTTTTAATTTTACCATTTTTTACAACTCCAATAACGGGCCTTGTGTCTTGGTCCTGGTGAATCGCAATTGTGTCTAGCTCTAAAGGATTTACGAGCTCCTGGATTATCCTTTCTAATCCTCATTGTGCCTCCCTTAGCATCACCACCTTGACCGAAATTTACTTTAACCACATTACCTTTAGGGTTGTTAACATACACCTTAAATTTTTTCACATCTCCTTGCATAATCTTACCAAGTTTTACTTTTCTTCCTTGATATTCTGCTTCATTTAAATCTTCATTTACTTCAAAGGTAAATCCACCATACTCACCAATATTGTTTTCCCAATACATTTCATTTAATCCAACCCAAGTAGTAGTTTGTATTCCTTCTTTCTTTACACAATTAGGATACATCTTACCGAACATCTTTTTCATACCTTTTTTCTCGTAACCCTTCCAACAAGCTTCACATAAACATTTATTTTCACTTACGGATTCAGATATACCAGGATTTTTTTGTGTTGTTTCATTCCAACTTCTAATTAATTCAATAAAAGGTCCCATATGTTTTTTGTACATTTTTAAAATAATCTTTTCGTCTGTTCTATCACCTCGTATTTTAGTAGCCATTTTACCTAAAACAATAACTTCTTGTTCAAATTTTCTAACTGATTTAAAGAAATTATCAGTTAACTTTTGACCATATTGTTTTTTACCTTCAGCCACATCCTCATCATCGTGTAATGATTTTACACTTATACCAGGATAACCTTCATTTGCTTTTTTAAGTGCTACCTTTACTCGCTTATGACGTGATAATCCTCTTCTAATTTTCTCAATCCCCTTAACAGCTCCGGTCATATTACCAGCCATTGATTTAGCTATCTTTTCTGCTTGTTGAATTTGTTTGAGTATATTTTCGTCTACGGATTCATTAAAGGGTAATACCTTTGGCACTTTAAATCCAACATCCTTTAATTTATTTGCTACTGCGGTAGCATCTCTTGTGGAATATTTAAATCTTTTCACAAAATAGTTGACTAAATCCTTACCGTATAAAGTTTTACCTTTGTTTTTTTCATACACACCTTCTTTCTTACTCTTTAATTCTTTGGATTCATCTACGGATTCATTATACTGTCTAAGAGCATCCATAACTTGACTATCATCGGACAACCCTTTCTTAATTTTTTCAATTTTCTTAACAGCCAATGTCATATTACCCTTCATATTTTTAGCTATCTGTATAGCCTTTTGGACATTTCTCGTAGTTACTTTATAACTATTAAAAAAATCTTTTGGTAATACTTCATTTACAGGCATTTTTAATTTATATTCCATAAAATTGGATTCGGATAATTTCTTTAATAATTTCTTTTGAAACTTCTTCTTTACATCAGGAGTCATGTCCATCCCACCACTCAATACGCTAGTTAATGTATCTAATGCCTTTTTCTTTCCTTGACTTTTAACCAAATCTTTAAATGCGTCCTTTATAGACATTTCTTTAAATTCATTTACTTTTTTGTATCCACTACCATAAGGAACTGAAGTATTACCTTTCTTCTTCATCTTCTTTACCGTAGAACGACTCGGTGATGGTATATTTTCTTTCTTTAACCGACTCTTTTCAGCTCTACCACGATTAGTTGACTCCTTTTCAAATCCCACAATCTTTCCTCCCTTATGTGAAGCATCTTTACCATCACCATTACCATAAGTTCCCTTCTTACGATTATACTGATTTAATTCTGCTCTATATTTTTTAGACTTTGTAGATGAACCATATTTAGCATACTCTTTTTTGTAGTCTCGTTTCTTTTCTTCACCAAGACCAACAATTTCTTGTTTGACCAAATCAGTAATGTATTCCTTCATACGTTCATTATAATCATTCACAGGTTCTTCCTCATGTTTCATCCAAACTGGATGTTCTTCACCACTATATGGTCAAGTGTGGTGATTAGGTTTCATTATTTTATTCGTCTATTAAATTCTTTTAGAAAATCTTTTTTAGCACCACTACCATACTCTGTTTTGATTAAGAACGCAACGGCATATGCAACTTCCTCAACTCTATTACCACCTTTTTTCTCGGCCTTTTTCCATCCACCGAGTAAACCTTTGTATATCCAAGTCCAGGGAGATTCGTTTTCTTCGTTGATAGTTTCTTCAAGACGAAATTCTCTCCACTTTTTATTGATCTTACTAATTGTTTTATATTTCATTATAATTCCTTCTTAACCAATCGTGTATATCTACTTACTTCTGTTGGTTCTAAATTTAATGCTAATATAGTTCTACCCAATATGGCTAATTTTCTTTTACGATTTAAATTACCACTCTTTACAGCATCAATGAATTTTTTCATATATCGTTCTATCTGTGCTGGAATTGGTTGTTTAAAAGATTCGTCATCTTCTTTGATTATATTTTTAATTTCTTGACGAATAACTCTACGAATAGTATCTTCTTTTACAGAATCCTTTTCGATAGCCTTAGCAACTACCTTTCTACGATTCTTTAGATAATCATCACTTTTATCTGAATCACCATCGTTATCCACATCATCATCTTCTTTACCGACATCATCTAAATCTTCTTTAAATTTATTCTCTTGGTGTTTTTTCATTACACCACTAAATGTAGGAAGTGCCTCACCAAACTCTCGTTTGAGATACTTACTCTCACTTATTAATTCTGTTAATTTGGCCATTTTACTCTCCTCTAATTATATCATTTATAATACTTTCGACTTTACAATATTTACCACAAGTTCTACCTTGTATTGGTTGATGTTCCACACCCTCTTTAATAGGATATAAAAATGCT